AGCATGGACATTTGACCGGGACGAATGATGTGGGGTTTATTCGGGTGTCCAGAGCGTCTATGTTGAGAGTCAAACACGGCCCGCTTGTTGTCGGACCTATGGGATAGGGGAGTAAATACATGGAAAACTATGAAAATGAGGCGAAAATAGAGGAAATTCAACCCCTACCAGCACGGCCTACACTGCGAGTCAGCGAAGTTGCGGCATATTATGGCGTGGTGGAGAGGACCGTCTATCTATGGATTGAACACGGCCACCTGAAGACCGAACTCACGCCAGGAGGACAAAAGCGGATTACGCGGGAGTCGCTTGATACTTGCCGGTTTGCCAAAAAGGAAACAGATAAAAAGTTGTCTAACCTACCTCGCCTGGGGTGAAACTTCCTGAAATTTCATGAGACAACACACTTTATTGCACTCAAGCGCAGTTTAACTTGACATTTCCCTATTTCCCATTCCATAATACCTACCATACTATCTTTTTCTCCTTTCTTGGTTCCTCACTTGACCGGAACAGCTAAGGGACCATTCTTTTAATGAGGACATCATGTGACCCTCTTTGGCAAGATCAAACGAATTTTCAATCTCAGTCTATCTGACCCTAAAGCGTGGAATCCGAGCCTGTGGAATTTGCGCGGATCTCAATCGCTATCCGGTGAGCATGTTGATGAAGATACCGCACTCACCTATTCAGCTTTTTGGAATGCGATTAACCTGATTGCAGGTCCGCTTGGCTCTTTACCCCTCCATTTAATCCAACAGACCGGCAGAAACAAGAAAAACGCCATAGGCCAAAGCCTTTATCATGTATTACACACCCAGTACAACCCCTACATGACCGCAATGGCAGGCCGGGAGTGCCTTGGTGCCCATGCTCTTACATGGGGCAATGGGTACGCCGAGAAGGTCTTTAACGGCTACGGTGACATAATTGAGCTATGGCCTATCCCTCCGAATCGCGTTACCCCTAAAATGCAAGACAGTAAACTCGTTTACGAGATAAGACTACCTGATGGTGGTAGCGTAATCCTTCCAAGAGAGAAGATTCTACACATCCCCGGCATCGGGTTTGACGGGTTTATGGGGTATTCAATCGTTGCGATGGCGCGGAAATCCATTGGTTTGGGCATGGCGATGGAGACATTCGGCTCTCATTTTTTCGGACAGGGCACACACCCAGGCGTTATTGTGTCACATCCTGGGAAGCTGGACCCCCAGACCCACAGCAATATGAAAAAAGGGCTTACTGATACATACAGCGGGCTTGGTCAATCCCATAAACTTATGCTTCTTGAAGAGGGTTTGAAAATCGAGAAGTTAGGAGTTTCCCCAGAAGATTCGCAGTTCCTGCAGAGCAGGCAATTTCAAATCACAGACATGGCACGATGGATGAATTTGCCGGTTCATAAGCTGAAGGAAATGTCAAAAAGTTCCTTTAACAATATCGAATCTGAGAATGCCAGCTATGTTGCCGACTCATTATTGCCGTGGTTTGTGCGGTTTGAAGAAAATTATAATATGCAGCTCTTGTCTAAAACACAACAGAAACAAGGATTCTTTTTCAAGCACAATTTCGAAGGACTTTTAAGAGCCAGCACTAAAGACCGCGCTGAGTATTATCGGATAATGATAGGGACAGGCGTAATGACTCAAAACGAAGCCAGGTCTAAGGAGGATTTTAATCCCAGTGCTGATCCATTGGCTGATGAATTGTTCATGCCTACGGGATTGATACCACTTAGTAAATTTGAAGACTACCTGTCTAAAAATCAGGGGAATCAGGCAGGCCCACAACCAAAACCAAAAGAAGATGAATCGCCAGAAGATATAAAAGACAAGAGACTTAAACTTATAACAGCACCTAACTAACAATCAGGGCGTTCCTTAACCGACGGGTTGAGGGATTATAAAGAAATTCAAGGGCAGTGTGGACTCCACATCGGGATTATTCCCGGTTCACACTGCCCTTTTTCTTTGCCCTGAAGCTAATGGAGGAAAACCAAATGAGAATCAAAAGGAGCCCATTCAAACCGAGAGCGAAGGCAGGACTTTATAAAATCAAGGACGCAGACCCGACCTATGATTGTGAATGTATCGACTGCGGGCATGAGATGCAATCCGATGAACATTGCCGAGATATTAAATGCCCTGAATGTGGCGGAGAAATGAGAAGGGCGGAACGTCCAGGGCAGGGTGCAAAGAGTGCGAAAGCAACTGAAGCAACCGTTTTTATTTATGATGAAATTGGCTGGTTTGGTGTTAATGCCGAGGACTTCATAAAAGACCTGAACGGTATTAAAGCAAAGACGATCCATTTACGGTTTAATTCCCCCGGCGGGTCCGTTTTCGATGGCACAGCCGTATTTAATGCAATTAAGCAGCACAAAGCGAAGACGGTCTCCCACATAGACGGGCTCGCCGCCTCTATCTCTTCTGTGATTGCTCTTGCCTCCGATGAAGTACGCATGGCCGAGAATGCTTTTCTAATGATTCACGATCCGTGGTCGATGGTGATTGGGAATGCAGACATTATGCGTGAAGAGGCTGATTTGCTGGATAAGATCGGCGGAACGATTGCGAAGTCGTATATGGACAAGACTGGGAAAGACGCCAAAGAAATCAAGAAATTAATGGCAGCCGAAACATGGATGACAGCCGATGAAGCCCTCGAAATGGGATTTATCGACGCGATTGATGAGAATGAAGAAGACGAAAAGGCGAAAGCCACATTATTTGATCTGTCTGTTTTCGCTAACGTGCCAGACACACTAATGAAGATGGAAGCAAAGAAAGACCTTAATGAGCGTGATTTAGAGAAAGTCCTGCGAGAGGCAGGAGGTTGTTCTCGAAGTCAGGCTAAGGAAATATTGGCTAAAGGGTTTGCCGCTATTCAGGATGTGCGAGATGCCCAAACTGAAAGCGATGGTCAGGATGTGCGAGATGCCCAAACTGAAGAAACCCCTCTGCGAGATGCCGAGCCAGCCGAAGACCATGCGATTACCGAAGGAAGCACAGAATATCTATTAATGCAGGCCGAAATAATGGCCCCAACAGGATAAGGAGGACTTTTGAGATGAAAACTGTAACACAATACAGAGAAGATATCGCCAGTCTGATGAAGAAAATCGGTGATATTGATGCAAAGTGTATCGCAGAAAACCGCGATCCGACCGAGGAAGAAACGGCTCTAAAGAGCGAAATGATGAACAAGATCGACAAAACCCGAATAGATGTGGATGCGCTGGTACGCCAGGAAAAGATAGTTGCAGAATTGAGCGCACCGATATCCGCACCTGAAACCAAGCCTGCCCCACAGAATAGCAAAGGCAGTGGGATTGTAGTCCGAGATAAGGATCGGTTTGCCACTCTCGGCGAACAGTTGAGTGCCGTTATAAACGCCGGGAAACCAGGCGGGATGGTTGACCCTCGGTTGAGGAATCAGGGTGTAATCCAAAATGCAGCCACTGGCTTGAATGAAACCGTACCCAGTGAAGGAGGGTTTCTTGTTCAGACTGACTTTAGTTCTGAACTTCTGGAACAGGTAATCGCAACGGGGCTTCTGGCTGCAAAGTGCAAGCGCATTCAGATTTCTGGGAATTCCAACGGGATCAAGTTGAATGGCGTTGACGAAACCTCCAGAGCATCGGCTACTTGGGGTGGCATTCAGGTTTACATGAAAGACGAGGCCGCCGCTGCAATTGCGAGTAAGCCGACATTCAGGGAAATCGAGCTTAATCTCCATAAAATGATCGGAGTGTGCTACCTCACTGAGGAATTGATGGCTGATACTGTGGCCCTGGCGGGTTGGGTTACGCAGGGCTTCGTTCAGGCCTTTGGTTTTAAGACTGATGATCTAATTGTCAGAGGTACGGGCGCTGGACAGCCTATGGGCATCCTGAATTCAGGGAGTCTGGTATCAGTTGCCAAGGAAACCGGGCAGACCAAAGAGACTATTTTGGCAGAGAATGTAATCAAGATGTATTCGCGCATGTTCGCAGGATCTTTAACGAGCGCCGAATGGTACATCAACCAGAACATTTTGCCGCAGCTTTTAACCATGTCCCTTGCAGTTGGGGTTGGTGGAGTACCGGTGTACCTGCCGCCAGGGAACACTCTGTCAAATGCTCCAGGTGGAGCGCTTCTCGGAAGGCCAGTAAATCCCATTGAGCAGGCATCGACCCTTGGAACTTTGGGCGATATTATGTTTGCCGATCTGAGCAACGGGTATCTTCTTGCGGAGAAAGGCGGAATAAGGCAGGAAACCTCCATTCATGTGCAATTTTTACAGGACGAGGAAGTCCTGAAATTCGTGGTTCGGCTGGATGGACAAACGGTTAGAGCGAGTGCATTAACGCCATACAAGGGCGGGTCCACATCAACTCAGTCGCACGTAGTCGCCCTTGCAACTCGTGCATAATGCGATTTAACCATTTAATTTAACTTGACATTTAACCGCCTCTTTTAAACCCCAAGTAATCATCAATTAATTACTTGGGATTATAGCAAAGAGGCGGTTAATCAAAACATTTCAGTAATTTAAAAGGAGGACGTTATTATGACTATGAAATTTTCACCAGAAACATTCCCGACCATTCAATGCCATGAGCCGGTCTTGAGTAATGCGATCGCTGCAACTTGTCAGCCCATTTACCTTGGGAACGCCGATGGTGTGTGGCTTATGATGCACGAGGATTACGCCGTTGATGGAACCCAGCTTGTTTTGACATTCAGAGAGGGTGCAACGGAAGCGATTGCCTTGGCTGGAACCTATGCTGTCACGGCTACCTGGGGCGGGTGGAAGAATATCACCGCACAGACCAGCGATGTGTGGACGGCATTGACCGCCGCTGCTACCTTCACCTTGGATGGAGAGGCGGGTGGTAACAACTGCATGTGGGCGTTTTATGTTCCCTCCATCATGCTCACAGACGGGTACGATTGGCTGCACCCGACCTTTGCCGATGGTAATGGTGGTAATTATGTCAGTGCTATGTATATCCTGGACGGTTTCAGATACAAGCAGGCTACACCTCCCACCGCGATGTAAACCGATAACCATGGCGGGCTGAAATATGCCCGCCTAACTATAAACCTGGGTGGTCTGGAAAGATGACCATGCCATTATCCAAAGGAGGATAAAAATATGGCGAACTATAACCCAAGCACGATTGCAAGAATTGCTGACATTAATTATGGACTGCGGGTTGATACAGCCGTTCTGGCCGCTACAGGCTGGGGCGGAATAGCGGTTTGGCCGTTATTTACCGTTGTCAATGGGAGAGTTCTGGTTAATCAAATTGTCGGGGAAATCACAACCGTTCTGCCGACGCTTGCCACATTGGTAAAGTATTATTTCACGCCAACCGGGGGGGCACAGGTTGACCTTAGTGCTATTTCTTTGACTGTTTCAGATTTAGCAGTAGGCATACGTATTTTAGCAGCAGGAACCATCGGAGGTGCAACCACATTCAGCGGTATTGGGGCATCAATGGCGCAACCGACACCCTACATAGTTGGTCAAGTCGGAGTCGGCGGAGCGCTTGGCATTGAATCCACGACTATAGCGTTGACTTCAGGGGCAGCAAAGTTTTCTGTCTGGTATGTACCGCTTGATGACGGTGCCTATATAGAAGCTGCATAAGGGAGGTAGGCTATGACCGTGCAACTTGTCACAACCATTCAAAGGTGGAATTGGTGGGATGGAGATACGAAGCCCACTGATCCACCGGAGGGTTCAACCGGGTACGAAGTCAACACAGGTGTAAGATGGATTTACCATGACGGAAACTGGGTTGAGGATATCTCGTTAATCTATGCGCTTACAGAAGCGTTACCATAACGGAGGATTTTAAAATGCAAGCAGAAGCAAGAGTGGGTGCGATTTCAGCATCCAGTGGGAGCGTAAATCCACTACGGACGAATGAGGAAGGTGCTCTCGTAACACAGTGCGGGGGCGGAAAGTATTATGAGGCGACAAAGAACGCTCAGGTTTACGTGGTCGCAAATCAGGCGGCGGTGGCGCTCACAGCATTGTACGCAACTCCATACACGGGCCTTTTGATAGCCAACCCGCCAGCTTCAACAAAAAATCTGGTTATGTTGCGATTCGGATATACCTTCACCGTTTTGGCACCGACAGCCGCTACATGGATTGGGTTGATGACTGGATCTGCTCCGACGACCGCCCTTGTCAGTACGATTGACACAAGGAATCGCTTAAAGGGTGGCGCCGCAGGCGTAGGTATCGCCTTAGATGCCGCTGTCTTGACTGGGGGTATCCCGGTACTTGAACAGGTGTTTGGAATGTATGGCACAGGGGCGACAAACCTATTCACCCAAGGCCCATTTGGTGACATCGATCTTGACGGTTCGTTGATTCTGGCTCCTGGTTATTATGTGGCTGCATGTAGTTTTGCGGCAAACACGGCCAGCGCGGAATTTTCATTTATGTGGCAGGAAGTGGATGCCTAAATAGTGGGCCGGTCATTATGACGGCCTGACTATAAAGGACAATTGGGGGTGTTAGCGTCCAGGGATATGTGGAACAGAGGTAAACCATGCAAGTGATTTTAAACACGGCTTCAGTGTTATATCCAATTACTTTGGCATCTCTCAAGCTCCATCTTCGTGTAGACAGCGGGTCATTTTCTGATAATGTGGATGAAAGTCAGAGTCTTGTGCCAGACGTTTACGCAATCCAAAACAATTACACCACGCATGTAGGAGATGGAATCGATGTACTCGGTTATACCGCCCTTGTGGTTCTCAACTCAGGGACCAATGGTGCGACCGGGACCGTTGATGTGAAGGTCCAAGAGTCAGATGATGATATCACCTATACCGATTGGCCCACGGGAGCCTTCACGCAGGTTACAACGGTCAATGACAATGCAGTACAAGAAATCGCTTATACCGGCGTGAAGCAATACGTGAGGACAGTTGCAAAGGTCTTGCTGGCAACTTGTGAATTCGCCACAACGGTTATCCGACTGACCGCGACAACGGTTGAAGACGACCTGCTAAACAATATCATCAAATCAGCGCGGGACTACGTTGAGGACATCACCCGCAGAACATTATTGACAGCAACTTGGGAGTATTACCTTGACGAATGGCCGGCGGGTGACAGGATCAAGCTACCCTTCGGGAACCTTCAAACGACAAGCCTTGCCGTGTCATATGATGAAGTGGATTCGGACGGGAATAAAAGCACCGAAACCATGACGCTGACCACGGATTACCTGATCGAAACGTCCGGTTCCCAATGTGGAAGCATAGTCTTGTCATACGGAGAAACCTGGCCATCATTCACCCGCTGGCCCACGAAGCCGATCAAGATCCAGTTTCAGGCGGGGTGGACGACTGCGGCCTTAGTACCATACAAGATAAAAGCCGCATGTCTGCTCATTGCTGGCGACTTATATACCAACAGAGAAGCGCAGGTAATGAGTAGCCAGTCATATAGGCAAAACGAGACTGTGATGCGGCTTCTTGCGAGTGCCAGACTTTGGGATGAGTTTCGATGACAGTAAAAGAATTAATAGAAAAGTTGAAGGATTGCAACCCTGACGATTATGTATATCGGGGCGATTCCGAATATGATGAATGTGCTGTTACGGAAATTGAAACAACTAACGGAACAGTCTATATTTATTAACATTTGGGGCTGGAGACGACGAAGGAAATCATTATTAATCAATGGCCAATTAACTTTCATGATTTCCTTAGAGTGACGCGCCTCCTGTATCCCCCAAGCGATATCCCGGGACATCGACAAGGGTTAATCACTCCAATGAAAATATTAGTATTTTAAAAGTGAAAAGTCAAGATAAATTTTAAACAACTTGGAGATAGGGGCATCCCCTTCTCTGCCCTGAACGCCGCTACCCCCTGGCGGTTTCTCCAAGCCACCATAGGGGGAGAGGGTTTTTTGATGTTTTTAGACTTTATAAACTGGGTAATCAACTTTGAAATCAGATTTTTGGATGTGGTTTTCTGGACTTATATTTCTGTAATGGTTTGGATAATATGCCGATCGGTGACTTAATGCAACAGCAAGCCCTACCCATATTCCCGACGCCGAGTATTGAGTTGATACGCGGGTATTGCCGTTATTATAGCGGCTATTTGGTGGATTGATAAATGCCTATAGGGGATCTCAATAAAAGGATTACATTACAGCATACCACTAAGGTCAGTGACGGTATGGGAAATTTTACTACTGTCTGGCACGACACGGCCACCGTTTTCGCAGCTATTTGGCCCCTGTCAGCAACCGAGCGCATAATGTCAAAACAGTTATCTGGCGAACTTACACACCGTATACGTATCAGATACCGGCGCGGCATAAGAACATCACACAGAATTAAGTTTGGAAACCGTTATTTCAATATTGACGGACCGCCGATTAACCCGAATGAGAAAAATGAGTATCTTGACATCATGTGCAAAGAGGCAGTTTGATGAAGAATTTGACGGAAGCAATATGGGGGGAATTATCAGGTAGCGCATTATCGGCCCGCATCCAAAATAGGATGTTTAAGGGCCAAGCACCTGAAGGAACTACTTACCCTTACGCCGTATTTTTCGTGGTAACGGATGTACCAGAGCATACATTTACGGAAGATTTTGAAAATGTGGTCGTACAGTTTTCTCTCTTTTCCTCGGCGTCGGGAACGGAACAAATTGAAGATATGTATGCAGATTTACTAACCCTTTATGATGAGAATGATTTTTCCATAGAAGAAGAAGACCTGATATGGATGCGAGAGTCCAATACTGCATTCCTGGTAGAGGATCACACCACACCCACAGGAACACAAAGGATTTGGGCGTATCATGTGTCATTTGACGTAAAAACATTAAACGAGCCCTATGCTGTTGTCTGGATGGATACACCGGATGTTATTTTTGAAGATACCACGGGTGTTGAATTTAGGAACCGGTCGTGAAGGATTTAACCACAGCGATATGGGGACAATTATTAGGCAGTGATTTAAGTGATCGTATATCTTCAAGGCTTTATAAAGGGCAGGTGCCAGACGGTGCAAGTTATCCATATGCGGTTTATTCAATATCTTCAATCACATCGAACCGGAATTTTACCGAGCATTATAAAGATGTTATTGTGCAATTTAGCCTTTTTAGCTCGGCATCGGGAACCACGGAGATTGAAAATTGTTACACAGACCTGAAAACTTTATACGATGAGAAACAGTTTATAGTCACCGGATCAACCCTTGTGTGGATGCGAAGGATAAGTGCTGCATTTATCGTTGAGGACCATGTTACGCCCACAGGAACGGTGAGGGTTTGGGCGTATCATGTGGATTTTGAAGTGTTGACCAGCTTGGATTAAACGATGATACCAATGCCCCAAATAGTTTATTTACAGACCATGACAGCCTGCAACGGTCATTGTAGGTATTGCCCATTTGACGATATTTACAAGGGCAAGACAGAAAAGAAGATGTCTTTTGCCTGTTACAAAACGATAATCGAATGGCTGAAGGATAACAATTATAAAAGCCGGATTGGATACCTCCTTCATTATGAGCCTACAATGGATTCACGTTTAGGCAAGTGGATTGAATATGCCAGGGAGATGTTGCCAGGCATATCCCTTGAGATAGCCACTAATGGAATTATTGACGCCCCGATTTTGAAAAAATTCGATAGGGTTGATTGTGCCCCGGCGGGGTCTTTAAAGGTCGCAACATCCAGGGCCGGGAATTGTAAGGCTACGCCGGAGACAATACAGAGAAAGCGGCTAATAGAACCCCCCTGTGCTGTGCCATCATGGACCATGCCAATTGCTGCCAATGGGAATGTCCTATTGTGCTGCCAGGATTGGCGGCATGAGGTTGTGGTTGGTACGTGGAAGGATTTATCAGCGGCAAGGAGTAAGCAATTATATTACGCTGAAAAGGCTCAGAAATTAGAGCTTGAAATCTGCCAGGACTGTATGGCAGGGAAAACGGTTGAAGAAGTTGGGGAACGGTTAGGAAAACGGACACCATGAAAATTACAGTCTTTACTATTGCTTACAACGGATACGGAGTATTTATTCCACGCTGGTTGAAGAGCATACATTCGCAAACCTACCCATCCTATGAGATCATCATTGTTTTAGGACGCGACCACGGGTTAAAAGATATCCCTGGGGGTGCGAAAATCTTATACCACGATCAATCTGCAACAATGGGATTCCTTCGTAATTTGGCAATAGATGCGGCCACTGGTGATTATATGTTCTATTTTTCAGCCGATGACATATTACTCGGAAATGCTTTACGGGAGATTAGTAACGTAAACGCTGACATTATTGCGCTCCGTTATTATAAAGAACATGAGGTGCATGTTACACCAGAAATAATGGCTGAAAAATTGGGGGAATGGGAAACACTTTATACCGATTGTTGCGGATATATGGCTTTTAAAAAAGGCTTGCGATATGAAGATACTGATTGGCCTAATTATCCATTATTGTTTCAGGCGTATATGGAAGGATACACATTCAGGAGAACAAAAGAGCCTGGAGCGGTTTATATAAAGCGGCATGGTGGCCATGGTCGGGTATTTGCAAACAATGTTCAAGGGACCGGTGAAATAATGAAATACCTTGTGCAATATGGGCTTATAACTGAATGAAAATTTTGATTACAGCATATTATGTGAACGGTGAAGGCGGATCGGGACGGTTTATGCGATGCCTTTCGTACACTTTGGCTGATATGGGCCACGAAGTGATGGTCTCTTCGGAACCAGAGGAAGTCCTTGACCGGGAATACGACTTGATTATTTGCAGTCATTTCCTTCACAGGATCAAAGGAAACCCAGCACCTAAAATATGTATATCGCACGGGATAGTTGACAATGAATGGATTTACCCCGGTGCCCAGAAATATGTGTCGATAAGTGAAGAAGTAAAAGCTCACAACCTGAAATATGGGATACTCAGCGAGGTAATCGGGCAACCTATTGTGATAGGAGAGCAGAAGAGGCCTGGGGAGTTTTTGGAAAAGATCCTGGTCATCAGAAGACATGAAAACGACCCGTGTCCGTTTAAGTTCCTGGGTGAAATAGAGACAGTGGGGCGTTATTATGAGCTTCGATATAGCGACCCAGAAATACCGATTGAAGATCAAATAGAGTGGGCGGATCTTTGTATTACACTTGGCAGGGGGGCCCTGGAATCAATGGCGCAAGGCAAGCCGGTCTTGGTTGCTGATAATCGGGATTATATGGGCGCAATAGGAGATGGATACATCACGCAAGAGAACATAAACGAGATTGCAAAGCACAACTTCTCAGGCAGGCGATATAATATCCCATTAACCCGAGATTGGATAGAAGGCGAACTTAACAAATATAACCAGGATGATTCGGATTTTCTTTATGGGTACGTTACTAAAAACCACGAAGCCAAACAAATAGCAAGGGGGTATTTGAAAATGGTAGGACCAGGACAGGAAAAGAAGGAAGCTCAAAAGGGGTTGCTCTCTATTGTCATACCGATCTGGAACCAGCATACCATGACTAATGACTGTATCCAGGCAATTATGGAGAATACGGAAGCTGGAACCTATGAAATTATTTGCATTGACAACGGATCAGACCCACCATACAAACCGCCGTTTTCAGGATTCAACGAGACTCGGATAATTCGCAATAAAGATAATAAAGGCTTCCCGATTGCGGCAAACCAGGGGATCAGGGATGCAAAAGGGGACGTGATTTGTCTGTTTAACAACGATATCTTTGTTACACCAGGATGGGCAGAACGGCTTTTAGCCTGGTTGGACGAATTTGACATTGTAGCACCTATGACAAACTACAGTGCCGGGGTGCAGCAGACAGTTATTTCATCTTATCAAACAACGGAAGAATTGGCCGAGGCCGCAGAACAATTCAGTGAAGAAAATGAGGGCCGGGCTCATAACGTTAATTTTGCAACGATTTCCATGTTCATTAAGAGGGAGATCTTTGACGACATCGGGTACCTTGATGAAACATTGTGGCCGAGCAGTGGTGAGGACATTGATTTTGGTTTCAGGGCCAGGCAAGCAGGGTACAAGATGGGGATTGCCAACGATGTATATGTCCATCACGAGGGGTCTCAGACATTCAAGGCATTGGAAGAATCTGGGTTGATAACTTACGGAGAGGTTATTGCTCAAAATGATAAATACCTTGCGGAAAAATGGGGCGAAGATTTTTGGCATAATCAAATGTATTACGGGAAAACTACAGTCCCGGGTGAGGATGCAGTTCGGTTGAATCTTGGATGTGGTGGATATCCAAAGAAAGGCTTTGTAAATGTTGATCAGCTTGAAAGCGTAAAACCGGATCTATTATCAGATGTAACGGATTTGCCATACCGACCTAACACGGCAGATGAAATTTATTGCGGGCATCTGCTTGAGCATTTGTCATGGGATGAAGGGCAGGGCGCATTAAAGCATTGGTTGGATATTTTAAAGCCGGGTGGGGAGATTAGGATAGTCGTTCCAGATTTTGATATATTGGCAAAACGATATTTTGACAATCCGACGCCGGGAGACTTGAAGCATCTTAACGATTTTTACATTTATTCTTACGTGCAGGAATCTCCACATCGATATTTTTACAGCGCAGGTCTTTTGAAAATGGCAATGGGGACGGCGGGGTTCAAGAAGGTTGAACAGTTGGCAGTTGATGATCCGTACTTCGTGGAACCCGTCCCGTGGCAGTGTGGCTTTGTGGGAGTGAAGGGATGAAATGCCGGGTCTGTGAAAGTAATTGCAAGATGTTTTTAGACTTGGGGCGGCAACCGATAGCCAATAACTTCCTGACTCCTGAGAATTTTAAGGATGAGTGGTTCTACAATCTCCAAGTGTATTTTTGCCCTGACTGTTTCACGGCCCAGATCGGAGAATGCCCGGACAGCTCTGAGGTGTTTAATAAGGATTATTCTTTCTTCACCGGATCTTCACAACGCATGGTTAAACATTTTGCAAATTTGGCCGACAAGATAAAGAAATCATTTATGCCGAAAAACGGCTGCATCATGGAAATTGGAAGCAACGATGGGACATTTCTTGAGCATTTTAAAGACAATGTACATCTCGGTTTCGATCCATCCGGGAGTGTTAATGATGTGGCAAGAGCTAAGGGTGTGAGAGTTTATCCTTATCCATTTGAGAACTTTGGAAACGTAGCGAGTGCATGGCCAAAAACTGATGTCTTCGTGTCGGCCAATTCATTCGCTCATATTTCAAACAGGCGCGGGGTTTTGGATGGTATCAAGCGAATGCTGGCTCCTGATGGGGTCTGGATAAATGAAGAGCCTTATCTTGGAAATATTATCAGTCGGTTGGAATATGACCAGTTTTATAACGAGCACACGTTTTACAGTTCAATAGTTTCGATGCAAAAGACCTTGTATTTATACGACCTTGAGATAATGGATTTTGAGTTCTTATGGACTCACGGCGGGTCAATTCGGTATTTTGTGGGACATAGAAAGCCGGGGTTACGCGAAAAGGTTGAGGATGCAATTAAGGCTGAGGGGCTTGACAATTTCGATGTTTTCAACAGTTTTGGAAAATTAGTGAAGTTCAGTGCAAAGAGATTAAAGCAACGATTGATAGACATAAAAAAGCCGGTCGTCGGGTACGGGGCGGCAGCGAAAAGCACCATCGTACTCAATTACTGCGATATTGGTCCGGATATTGTGTCGAAGATTTACGATACAACGCCGGAGAAGCAGGGGAAGTTCTCACCTGGGATGCATGTACCGATCGTGTCCTATGAACAATTCAAAGAGGATAACCCATTGGATATAGTTTTATTTGCTTGGAATCATGCAAAAGAGATCTTTGCAAAAGAGGCTGGGATAGAACGTAACTGGATTATACCGACAGGGGGGATATAAATGAAACTTGAATATAGGACTCTTGTAATCTGGCGGAAGGAATTACAGGATAAACCATTAACAATCAATAAAATAAGGGGGTTTATTGAAAATGCGTGTATCTAATACAAGGCTCGCAATAGGCGTTCCACTTTCTTTTCCGTGGGTGCCATCAAGTTTTTTTCATTCGTTTATTCAGATGGAGAAACCAGACTATATGTATTTATACGAAGATTCGACCGGGCCGATTCATGAGCTTAGAAATAACATGGTTGAAAAAGCTCAAATGATGGGAGCCACAAAATTGCTCATGTGTGATATCGATCAGGTGTATCACCCAAAAACGGTTACTAAACTTTTATCCCATAATCTTCCGGTAGTGGGGGCACTTGTCCACCGTCGTTATCCTCCGTTTGATAGTTTGATGATTAAGTTAGTTGACGTAGACGAACACACACAAGCCTATGCCAGTATCGACGATTGGGAGGAAGATGAACTCGTAGAAGTGGACGCTACAGGATGTGGATGTATTATGTACGATATGGAAGTTTTTCGGAAATTACCGCGTCCTTGGTACAAAGCATCATACGGTGCGGACGGAATGCCGATAGGTGAGGATTTTGGTTTCTGCTCTGATCTAAAGGCAGCGGGTTACAAAATCTTTGTTGACACCTCAGTGCCTGCGGGACATTTGGCAACTATGATTATAAACACGGCAACGAACAGGTTATACAGGGCAATGAAAAGCGAAAAGCAAAAAGAAGCAGCAAAGAGCGCAATGGGCATTGAAGAAAAGAAGTTTGCGTAACAATCAGGGTTCAGAAACTAAGCCTGGCCAGGCGATAGACTGACGTAAGAAACATTCAAAAGGTGGCATGCTGGTGCCAGCACATCAGCGGCTACCTTTTTTTGTTTGCCCTGATGCAACAGTAACCATTTAACTTTCAGGAGGTAATTATCATGGCAGATCGTGCGACCACGCTTAGTGGTAGATTTCAAAAGGTAACACTCGGACCCACAACGAAGATCCTTGGTGCCGGAACCTATACGATTTCAGGTATGACAAGGAGAACGGTGGATGCCGGCGAGTTTGGCGTAGACGTAGACGTCTTTGAGTATGATAGTTCAGATGGTGGAACTATTTCGCTTGGAAGCTGTCTTTATGATCCTACGGATGTGCCGCAGAATACGCTAAGGTCAGCAGTTGAGGATAGCGTGAAACTCGGTCCCAGTCTTCTTACGTCAGGTATTCGATTCTGGATCAATTCGTCTTCTTATTGGACTATCGGAACCTCTGGCCACATCTTAATGACCAAGGCTGGAAATGTTGAAGCAGATCGGAATGGATTGGGGAAGACTTCATTCGAAGGTCAAGTCTCTGGTGCTTTCATGTATCTCAGTGCTTAAACCTTTTAACAACAGGGGGATTTATTATGATTTTAGATATTAACACTGCTGATGAAGGCCAGTGGTTCACTTTTTTTTATAGTCATTTAGATCCGAATACCTTGGAGCCAATCTACGATGATCCAATCGAGAATGGCCCAAGGATGAAGATTCGGAATCCCGCGTCACTGTGGAAGGATCGAAGTCAGAAGAAAAAGCAGAAAAAAGAGCATGTCTTCAATCCTAAAACCCGCGCGATGGATATGGTTTCAAGTGATGTTGATTTAACGGCAGCACAGAAGAAAGCTGAGAACGAGGAATTCGTGGATTATGTCATTCAGGACGTTGAGCAATTTACGCTGAATGGAAAAGAGATAAAAGGGACCATTGCTGAGAAAGTTAAGGCAATGGAAAACCCCTTAATCTCCATGTTTGTCCAGCGATGTATTCAGCTTTTGCAGGAATCTGGGGTACAGGAGGCGGAAGCAGAGTCAAAAAACTCCTTGCCTGGATCGGGTTCTCGGACGACCAAGCCCAATCCAGGATAGAGTATGATGATGGCACTGTATCGACGAAATGCGATCAGTGCCGGGCTATGTACGCGGAACGTACTCCCCCGGAGGAGCCCCCTTGCGAGATGTGTTGGGTTGACCTGATGCCGGAGAATCGGCAGGCAGTAGAGGTGTATATGATTGTCAGAGGTCAAATGATAACCGCTGGCATGGGGCAGGTGATAGATTTATCAATCCCCGCCGTCAAGATCGTTATGGACCTCTATCCTGGAGGCATTGATGATCAATGGAAATGTCTGTCTAAAGTCCGCGCCGCCTTTCACGAATTTAAACCAAAGTCAGAGGAAAAACCATGAGGCTGGAAGGGTGAATAATTATGCGCGTTGAATATTGGAAACCAGAGGAGGCATATAAGGACTTCTCTTATATATCAAAGAAGAGAGTTTTAAAAGCAGCTAATGTCATCAAGGATGCCGTAGTGAGGCGATTGAGAAGTCAAATAGGCACAGGTAAAACAACCGGCATTAGTAGGCCAATGTATAAGAGCGGGCCATATGCCGGAGTGCCGTGGACTAAAAGAGATTTCGGGGAACTATTGAAAAGTGTAAGAGTGGTCCAAAAGAAAGAAAACTATGGTGTTGAAAAATTTGAAAAACAAAACGTGCGTGTCTATGTGGGCAATTACTATGCTTTTTATGCTGACATCTTTGAATTTTCAAAACCATTTATGCGCCCCGCCGTTGCAGATACATTAGATGAAGTTAAAGACATATTGGGTACGAAATAATGGCAACTCATAGAATAGGAAAAATCTTTGTTGAAATTGATTTAGATCCTAATCGGTTTTATAAGTCTCAAAAGAATATTCTGAATGAGATCAAAAACGGCGCGAAGGTGTTTGAGAAAAATTATAGAAACTTGGGGATCAAGAGTGGTGCTGCTTATGATCTTATGCGGGCTCAAGCTGAAGCGTCTTTTAAGGCAATCAAAAAAAGCGGCCGTGCCACCATTGATGATATGGTAAGGGCTGAGAGGGCCAAGGCCACCAAAATACAACAGATTAATGAACAGCAATATGGAAAGCAAATTTCCATGATGCACAAGTTTAAAAAGAATTACCTGGCTATATCAGCAAGCATAGCGGCGTCTCTTTATGTGCTTCAGCGTGCTACCCGGCCATTTGTGGTGGCATTTGAAAAAGGTTTTAACGCGGTTGAAGATTACGCTCAGTCTGTTGCAGGTTTAGCGGCCATGGTGGTTACTTTCACTGAGCGTTCAAAGGGTGTCTCTCTCTCTGATCAATGGGAATTGGGTCTAAAATATTCAACGGCTATGGTTCCTATCCTTGAAAACCTGGCAGCCAAAACGCTTCTTTCAGGAAAAGAAACCACCGCTCTTGCGAACGCTTTTGCCAGGGCCGGGGTGTTCCTTAACGCTTCAAACGAAAAACAGGTCGAGAGCTTTACAAGGATCTCAAATGCACTACCTTTAATGACCGCAGGCCAGGAAATCATGAAGCAGATTAACTCTGAAATCAGAGCTGTCATGACCGGTGCAAATGCTGCAACGTCTATGATGCTTCAAACTCTCAGAGCAATAGATCCGGAGCTTGACAAAAATTTAAAGACATGGCGGGCAGAAGGAACCGTACTTGAACATATAGGGGATTTACTCGTTGGTTTTGGTCCAGCTACAGAGCTACTTGAAAAGCAATGGCAAGCTGTGAAATCAACCATTGAAACAACTGCTACTCAGATTTTAAGAGGGTTAATGAAACCCGCATATGAATCTATTATCGAAAGTACAATAGAATTAAACAATTGGCTTCTCAAAAACAAGGAAACAATAACTAACTGGGGAATATCATTTAGGATCACCCTGATTAGCGTGGAAGCTGAAGTGCTCCGCCTTGCTATGCTCCTTGATAAGTTTGGCGGAACTTTCACATCAGCGCAGATGCTTCTTTACGGACCTGGCTCTGCCTTGGGATTTAAGAGTAGTGTAAAAAGATTTGAAGCGGCTGCTAAGGCTAATATGGAATACGCGGCCAGATATGCGGAAAACGACAAACGGCTTGAAGAATTGGCACGAAATCAGATCGCGTTAGAGCAGGAATTGGCTGACGGAAGTGTTTCAGCGGCTCAACAAAAGGCAGACGCATCGACCGAATTCACGGCAAAGATTGTCAAAGATTTAGATGCTCAAAAGAGAGCAATGAAGGAAGCCGCAGAACAAGCTAAAGCATTAGTCACTGCAATAAAGGAGCTGGCTTGGGGGCTGGCAAATCTACCCGATGAAGATCCTTCAGGTTTATTCGCATTTATCAATCAAGAGGATCTTTACTTTGACATAGAACTTGGTCCAGGTTTCGCAGATGCTAAAAAGGTATTGGCAGCGGTGGCGAAAGAAGTCAAGAAAACTACAGACTATTTCAAGGAGTTAGATGATTTAATGAAGCAGGCCGGGGATTCTTTTTCTGGCAATACCTTTGCTAATACTATGGCGGATGACATTGGTAAAGTTGTGATCTCCATGCAGGAACTTATGGAGATGTATGAAGAGCAGGCCGAGATCCAGAAGGAACTTGCAGAGGCTCGGAAGGAAGCCTACAAGATAAACGATATTGATAAAAGGACCAAGGCCCTTGAAAAGATCGGTGATATTGAAGAAACAATGATGAAGAGCCAATTGTCTGGGTATCGTCAGCTCTTTGGTGCAACAGCGCAAATGTTTGAGGAAAATTCATCAGCGAGGCAGGCTATGCACACCGCCGAAATGGTGTTTGCTGCTGCTGAGATTGCCATAGGATTAAAGAAAGCTCTTGTCAATGCGGTTGCAGCTACGACAGCACAAGGATCAATTCCCATAGCTGGTTTCGCTATGGTAGCGGCCATGGCGGTAATGATGGGGGCTATATTAGCACAAATAGGCGGATCATTTTCTGGAGGAAGTGGCTCCGCACCCTCTGTGGCACAACTTCCACAAAGCACAGTCCTTGGAGCAGATCCGGGAACAGCCAGCGAGTCCATATCAAACGCCTTCGAAATGCTTGAAGATGTCAATGCAGACCAGTACGCAGCATTGTTGGATATTTACCATGCAATTCAGGACCTGAATCAAAATATCACAGGTCTTGTAACAGCAATAGTAAAGGGGAGTGGCAGTGTCGGTGGTGGGTATGGGGCGATTAGCAGTCCTGAAATGGAGTGGAATGCTCAGATTGAAAATAAATGGGAGGAGTTTTCAAACGCTTTTGCAAAATTTTTGTCTCTTGATCCAATAGTTAGCATGTTAATGAAATTTACAGGGGGGCTCCTTGCAAGCCTGCTTGGGAAAATCTTTGGTGGTGGGGGCTGGCAAGTTTTAGAGGCAGCAGGTATTGAATTACGAAATATAGATTTTGGAAAAATCTTGCAAGGCATGGAGATTACAGCAGTAGCTTTTGCAAGACTTTTCAAGCACACGGAAGGAGGATTGGTCCACAGTGATAAAGATGAGCGCTGGACTGAATATGCAGAACTTGACCAGGACGTAATTCGATTACTGACTGATATTTTTAAGAATATTGGTGAAGCTATGGTGGCTCTTTCCAAAGGATTAGGAACTGATGTTCAAGCAGTATATGATTATATCATCCCAAAAATGCAAATCAATCTAAACGGGCTGAATGCAGAGCAAATCGATAAAGCCATGCAAGCATTCTTTGCAAATCTAACAGACACCATGGCTGAAGATTTGTTCGGGCCGATAATTAAACAATATCAACAGGTAGACGAAGGTCTTTACGAAACAGCTGTCCGTCTTGTAATGCAAAAAGAGATATTCTTATCAGTCCTTGATATGACGGGCAAGGCTTTTGAAGGAACAGCCGAAGAAGCCATAGCCATGAGCCAAGCTGTTATTGAGGCCGCTGGGGGTTTTGAAAAGTTTGCTGAATCAATAGAATCTTATTACGATGCGTTTTTTACTGAAGCTGAACAGCTTGCATTCTTGGGCAGTAGTCTATCAGAATCATTCATGGAACTTGATTTAGTTATGCCGGGCACAAAACAAGGTTTCCGTGATCTAATTGAAGGGATAGACCTTACGACTGAATCCGGGCAGGACTTATATGCAGCCTTACTTTCCATCGCCGGGGCAAGCGGTGAATATTATGATGCCCTTGAAGACGCTGCAAAACAACTTGCAGATGCTGAGAAATCTTTACATGAAACGCAAATGGAATCAATCGTGAGAGGGGTTGTTGATGACTTCAATGATATTTATGAAGCCCTGGGAATGTTGTATGGATTAGGATCCACGACAGCTTCGGGGATGCAGGTTGAAATTGCAAATAAAATAGAAGCAAATCAACTACAACAAGCAGCTTTATTAGCATCAGAGGTTGCGAAAGCCTCATCTTTTGAAGCATTGTTAACAGTTTTAGAAAATGAAAATCTTCTCATCCAAAGTCGTATAGTAGGTGCGAAAGCATATTTTGAAGGATATCTGTCAGACATGATAATTACTGGGGACGTAGAGGGTCAAGCAGACATTACACAAGTATTGGCAGATCTTGAACAAGGAACCTTGTCATCAGCCCTTACGTGGTTAAATGCTGAAATTGCACGTCTCCAAGCAGGGGGCGATTCGGCAGAAGCGATTGCGGCTTTGGCATCTGCATTGTTAGACCTCGAAGCAGCAGCTATACGATTAGCAGAATTTGAGAAAAGGCAATTGGTAGCCATAAAGGTTGATATGGGCCTTCAAGATGAAGTCGTTTTTGAGCAATTTAGATTTGATGAGATTGCAGCTCGATATGAAGGTTCTTTTGAAGACACAATTGATTGGTTTGCAAATGCAACTCTTGATGACATAAAAGCCATAGCGGATACATTAGGGATTAATTGGCTTGAAATCGCAACGGATGTCGGTTTCTTAGTTGGATATTTTGATGATCTTCAAGCTGCCATAACAAAAATAACAGAGAATCAATGGGAGTTGTTGGGTACTACTGAAGAAGAACGTATTAAAGAAATAGAGAACAGATATGCAAGAATAACTGGACCAGAGCCACCTGATTCAAGAATGCCTGTCCTTATCCCCACATTAGAAGGCATAATATCATTTATTGATCATCTTAGTACAATGAGACCAGAAAAAGTTATTGCATTAGCAGAGCATTATGAAGTTACGATTGATCAATTATTTGAAGATTTATTTTTCCTGAAAGATGCTTTTGAGATTGCAGAGGAATCGGTTGAGGATTTTGCGGAAAAGATAAAGGATATTTTTGCTCAAATAAGGGAAAATATAGAGATATCTCAATGGACGCAAGCAAGACCAAACGCTACTACTGCCGATTATTGGTTCTCGCAGATTGGAGATATGCAAGCACGGATTCTACCTGGAGCCGAAGACCCATTGGTAAAAGGTGATCTTGTTACAATGTCAGAGCTCGTAACAAAATGGTATGATGCTGCTATTCAAGTTGCGCAAACCTGGGAACAGGTTGCAGATAGCATTGAAGGTCTAATCAGCCAGGTTGATAGCCTCGTTAATAGCATCAAATATTCCACTCTGAATGTCGGACTACCGGCTCAAAAATTCACGGAAGCTGAGCAAGATTATGCTACTCTAAAAGCAGCAGCAGAAACAGGTGGCCAGGCTGAGATACAAGAGTATTTAAGTTTTGTTCAGACATACCTCCAGCAGGCTCAGGATGAGTTTAAATCAAGCGAAGCGTACCAGCAAATCTATACGGATGTTATGGCAGATCTTGAAACAGTCAAGGGTGACCTCGAAGCTGGGGGTTACGATCAGAAAATCTATGATGAGCTTACAACCATAGATGCCACATTACAAGCCAGACTGACTGAGATTAATGAAACCTTTCTTGGCTTTGAAGACTGGATTAATGCTGCACTGGAAGACTTTGAAGGGTTTGGAACATGGATTGTCCAGTTTGAAGGGATAGATCAAACTAATTTTGACGATGTTATGGGTTTCTTGGCAGATGTTGTTGATGGAACCTCTTGGGAATCAGCCATCACATTATATTTCCTTGGAGAAATTGATTGGGATTCTTACGATGTAGAAGATGTACAAAGACAGCTTAATGATATAATTGAAGGTGCCGGTTGGAACTCGACAGCAATGGTAACAATTGTATCTAATATCAACTGGGCTGCATGGACTGCTGCTGAAATAGAAGCCTGGCTTACGGCTTTACAGGAAAATATCGACGAAGAAATGTGGACATCTGCTGCATTCATTCATATGATTGCTGATATTAATTGGGATCAGATTGATCCAACAGCAGTAAGTATCCTTCTTCAAAATATGGTTGATGCTGTGGGATGGGATGCCGATGCTACTGTATTACTCATAGCTCGTATCTCATGGGATCAGATCGATCCTGCTTTAGTTTTGCAGTATCTACAACAAATGATAACGGACCTTGGAACTTGGGATGCAATAGCTATAACTACTTTAATAGCCAATGTTAATTGGGGATCATGGAGCGCCGCAGAGATTGAGGCACTGCTACTATTATTACAGGATACTGTTAATGGTGAGGATTGGAATGCCACATCCATAGTCACTTTATTTGCAAGTATTAATTGGGATATAATTGATCCCATTGCAATACAAGCCTTATTACAACAAATGATAACAGATCTTGGAACTTGGGATGCACCTGCTATAGTAGCATTAGCAGCAAGTGTTAGCTGGGAAACTTGGACACCTAAACAAATTTTAGACTTATTTGATGCTTTAGCAGCATTAGATGAAGGAATAGATTGGACTTCGCCGGCAATGATTTACTTAGTAGCGGATATTCATTGGAGAGATTGGACAGAACAACAGGTTGAAGATTTATTAGCTGGGCTACAAGATACTGTAACTGGTGAAGAATGGAATTCCACAGCTATTATTGATTTGTTAAGCAGCATTGATTGGAGAGATCCTTTTGATTTTTCAATAGTATTAAGTACTTTAAAAGCAGCAGTATTAGCAGTTGGTTGGGATAGTGATGCAGCAATAGCCTTAACTGCTAACATAGATTGGGCTAATTTAGCAGGTTATGATTACCAGGCGTTGATAGATGAAATAATATTAGGAATAGAAGGTGAAGATTGGAATACAACAGCCGTTATAAATTTAATGGGTCGTATTGATTGGGGTACTATGCCTGAAACAGCAGTACTTAAGTTGATAACTGACTTAAATAATGACCCCATATGGCAAACATCAGCTGCTAAATTAGTATTTGCTGGATCGTTAGACTTTGGAGAGTGGGAAGATCCTGCAAACATTGTTGCGGCCCTTGATGCGTTATTTGAAGGCGTTGAATTTGACAGTACTTTCTTTGCTGATCTAACTTTACAATTAGCTGATAACCCTGATATAACTTGGAAAGAGTTAGCTGATGGTTTAGCACTTAAATATCCGCAGGAAGACATTGAGTTATACTTAAAGACAATGTATACAAATGATACAGGGTCTATTACATTTAATACATGGGATGAATTTGAAGATGCTTGGACTGCAATGGGTATGGCCACGGAAACAAATACAAAAGCATTAAAAACAGTTTATGATAACTCACTTAATGGTGAAGCTGATCTTCAACTTTGGTCAAAATTCTTAATTGCATGGAATGTTGAAGGTGTGCCAAAAGAAACTGTAGAAAAAGTACTTGAGTCTGCATATATCGCTGCTGCTGAGACAGGACTTACAACATGGACAGATTTTAAAGCGGAAATGTTGGATGCGAACATTGGTGTAGATTCTACTGCATGGAAAACAATTGAGGCTGAGTATAATAATAGCAAACCAGCAATGTTTACAGATTGGGAAGCTTTTAAAATTGCATTAAATGAAGCTGGTGTTAGTACTCCAGATGGCGGTCTTATTAAAGCAATCGAAGCTGAATATAATTCAACAGATGGGATAAGTTGGTCAGAATTAGAAGGTTTATTAGATGCTACAGGTGATCCTTCTGCTGTTATTAGATCAATTGAAGCAAGTATAATTGGCACTGTGCCTCTTGTACTTACTGAACAAGATGTGTGGAGAACGCAAGTGGGGCTTTTGATTGGTATTCTCCAGAATACTGCACTTATGGCAGAAGCATTAACTGGCGGTTACGCCCAAACACTTGCTACCGTTGAAAGTTATTGGGACCTGCCAAGTGTTCTTAATGAGTATATTAAAGAAGGGGTCTCACCATACGCAGTTTCAGACAAAAATAGGTCTGGACAAGTATGGGAAGAATATCCTGCCGGACAGTATGCTCCAGATATAAGAGGGTTTTCGTATACATATGGGGATATGGCACAATTATTAAATGTTGAAGTTGTAGAAATTAGAGATTTCAGCTATACCGATGGAGCGTTGAATGTGTCTGCCGCAGATGTAGTTGAAGCTCTTACTGGTCCTGGTAGCGTTGAATCTTATCTGCAAGTTACTAACAATTATTTGTATGAAATAAGAAGTCTTTTAAACAGCATTAAAAGCTTCGCTTCTTTATCCAGTAACAATCTTCTGATGATTCACCACTATTCATCTTATTTGGCAAACATATCAGCACTACTTGGTGGACCTGGTTTAGTAGGCCCAGATCTTCAACCAATACCAGGAGCGCCTTATATTGCAGGAACAGACTTTCCACGAGATGAAGAAGGAGATATAATTGCTGGACCTTACGAAGTGCCAAAGATGATAGATTATCTTGCACAAATTGCAGAGAATACTGGATTGACCGTGATGGCCCTTGCTCATGGAGATGCACATGAACTTTCTAATATTATTGCAGCTTACCAAGATTTTATTTTGTTGAATGGGTGGCCTGATCTACCTTCCCAATTACCTCAATTCGCAGAAGGTGGTGTGGCCTCTGGTCCGACATCAGGATACCCTGTTGAGCTTCACGGAACAGAGGTGGTTTCTACAATTCCACAATTCTCCCAATTAATCAATGGCGGATCTACGCAAGTAGGGGCAAGTGATAGACCAATTGACATCAGTCTAACTGTTGAGATTGAAGGTAAACCACTTGATATCAAAATTAAAAATATCAGTAGTAGAGAGGCAGATCGTGTAAGAGTCACTGCAAACAAACGCCCGGGGAATGAAACCAGGAGACTATACAGATAATGCCTGTTCTTGTAGAAGTCCATCCATCGAAGGTAGTTAAGTTCCGAGATACCAGCGGAGTTGTCTGGAGAACTTACGGGGTGGTGGAAGACACAACGGGCGGGTCTGATGTCCTGTATGTTTCAATAGATGGTCAGGCACTTGACCATTTCTGGGATGCGTTTATTGAGTCTTTTACATCTCCACAGTATCAAATGGCGCAGGATTATGGCGGGTTTATCCGCCTTGGGTTTGGGCAGATTGTTTTTAGCATTGAACTTTTTGCAAATGACTGGCCTCCGCCAAAACAGTGTGTAGTAACGATAAGGCATACTGATACAACAGAGGATGCCTCCAAAACTGTTTTTGCTGGCGATATTTACATGAATGAATATGATGTTGAGAGCGTTAGCTATGAAATCAATGCTCCAAAATTCCCGCAGAGGCTGTTGGATATCGGAACCGATTATGCCACTAATACAGTCCCATACCCTAAAGCTTTTGGTGTTGTAACTCATGTGGAACCGCTACGTCTTGTAGATGATGACGCAAGCCGTCCCTGCTATCATTTAGGGGGTATCTCCACAACCAGTGTTGGATTCAAAATAATCTCTTATTCGTCTGCTGCTGCTGGAGCTGCGACAACGGTAACAACTGATGCTGCTCATGGATACAGCAATACTGACACAGTTATTATTGTAGGATCTATAAATTTCAACGCGTCTCATACAATCAGTGATAAGACAGCAACCACCTTCCGAATACCGATCCCATTTCCAACTGACAATAGTGAGACTGTCCCAATACATGCTGTTGCATATCAGAGCGGGG